GTCTTGGATACTTTAAATTGATCTTTCAGTGCGGATGATAATTCCTCATCCATACTGCCATCCTGTATTGCTTCCGCAATGGCTGGAAGTGCCTGGGCAATCTCATCCAATCGGATGGTTTGTTGTTGTTTAAGTTCCTGTGAGTCCCAGTACACATAATGTACCATTAGACCCTTTTCAAAAAAATGATTCAGTCCGAGTTCAAGCTGATCGTAAAACTCCTCCATTTTTGTATTCATCAACCAACGCAGAAACATGGATATTACATTGGATCGCTCAATATCATCAGATTCCACCGGGGTTGCCACAATATGGGCACTTCTTACCGCATTTGTTGCCATTGCCACACATTTGTTGATTTGATTATCAACCATGCGGATTTCCTGATCACTCGCTGAATCCCAAGGAAACACATCTCCCGTCTGACTTAAATGCGAATGTTTCTTAAAATCATCCGATTTACCCGACCACAAACAATTCCTTACATCATAATCGCGTTGTCTGCGGTCCAACCATTCACTCAATTCAGACTGTGTCCTGCGATATGTTTCGGCAAGATAATCCACATCAGGTTCTTTACTGACATAGAGTAATTCGTCATCGGCGGCAGACTGCATATGCGTAGCATAATGTAACCTTTTGTAGATAGATTTGCAAGATTAATAACCACCACCACCTGTGCAGGCTAAACTTTCATTGCTAATATAATCAGCACCACTCACCAATAAATATCGCAGGCAGTCGATCTGATCCTTCCAATGCTCCTGGCGTGAACTGCCCGTATATTCCAACATTGAACAAATCAGATTCTCACATCTGTCAGATACAAATAATTTCGGACGGTTACTCTCCGTCATACTTTCCGTGTCGTCCCAGGACAGAGCATCATTAATCTTGGCAATACCCGCTTCCACATCCACGCCGGGTGCGGGTCGCATCACAAAGTCAAGATTCGTCATTGTGTTAATAATATTACTCTCACCCTCTTTCTCTCGCACCGTGGCGGCTCCCATGCGGGGGTCCACAATTCGTTCAAAGATATCCTCACCCTCCTCCAGTGCCTCGAAATGATCGCGGTAATCAACATATCCCCAGCCGAGTGGACGCTGTGCGGGTCCAGGTTTACCCACACTCTTCCCTACCCCATTGACATGCGGCAATGCCCATGCCCCCATCGTTGAGTCAGGGAACTCGCGATATATATAAATTGTACCATCCCGCGTTACACCCGCCCATATCGCAACCCACGGTTTTGAGCCGCCGGGATCACATACAAAATAGCGGGTTGTGCGTACATGCGGATCTAAAATAAAAGGTATTTTTTCATGCGGTATGACATTTGTATCCCTGCTGAATTTTGGAAACCGTCCTTCCATTGCTTTGGACGGTATTCCGTATAATCGGGCGAGTTTGACCTCTTGGGGCTGGTTTGAGTAAGTGCGGATAAGTTCTTTGTAATCAACAAAGGGACTCATCTCAGACCAAAAATAATAAATCCTACAATTAGGCCAATTTGTTGATATCTGTTCGATGGGAAGTTCCCGATTTAATAAACTACTGTATTTAGTTTCCACCGTATCCGCACCCTTCAACAGACTATTAATCAATGGTGTCCATCCCTGTAAGGTCGTGAAAGTTAAGAGTACACGCCCGTGGTAATCAACTGTCCTACCACCTACCAGTGTGGAAAATATTTCTTCAGGGCATTCTTCATCCATATGGATACAGTGTGCGGACCAACCCTCAAATATCTGCGGATCTGCCTGGTACTGCCTATAATTATTAAACGATATTGTACTGCCCCTTTCGGCGCCTTTGGTTGTTGGCGGTAGGATTGCCTTGGCTGAATTAAAGCCATTCTTCTGTGTATATTGCAAAGAATGACTCTCACTCTTCTTTTTTGCCCGTTTATACCGCATGGGGATTGCTTCCCACACATATCTTTGGGCATCCGCAATTGATCTTTCTTCCGACACATGCAAAGAACGAATCTCTGCTTCTGGTATAGTCTGTGCTAAATGCACAAGCATACGAGATGCGAAAGTGGACTTGCTCGAACGATTTCCACCAAGACAAATATGGATTTTATCATCCTTCCAGTTCTTCATCACCCGTCTCCACCCAGGAAGAGTCCAACCCCATTGGATTGGATCTTCCTTCTCGCTACTGGGCTGATCGAGCATTAAACGACTAAGCGTCTCCGCCCGTTCCTGCGGTAATGCGTCAATCTCATCCTCGCTCAACGCACAGGCAAGCTCGCCCTTCTCATACTTCAAATCATCCGTCCAGGGAATCCCAAAGTGCGCGTCAACCTCATCTGCGTAGGTTATCTTAGGCATATTCAAACATCATTTGATTTTTTGGCGGACGGGATCGCATTGATGAATCATATTTTTCCCACGGCACAAATTGGTAATATCTCCTATTTACCCATCGTTGGAACTTTTTGTGTTCAGTACGCTCACGATCATAAACCATCGGATACGGTAATACTCCTGCATCATTTAGCTTGTTAAACCTCCAAAGAATATCGTCCATAGTTTCACCAGGCCAATAACCTATTATCATATAAACCATAATCTCTTTTGGTTTTATTCCTGCGTTCAGAAGTATTTCTAAACCCTTAAAAAACCTTTTTTCGTCCTTCGGATTATCCCACGCAGTATGCAGTCTTCTATATTTAAATTTAGATTCAAAAAATTGCATCTCATTGAGTGCTTTTGCACCTTCTTCATGGATGAGTCTAGCATTCATACCTTGATTTATGTTTATTTTGAAGCCCCCATTTAGTATTTCTTCCGCTTTTTCACGCCATTCTGGTTGACCGAAAAAATCATTGTCGAGCAGGATGATTTCTTTTGGATGTGGATCACCTCTCCAAATTTGATGGATTGGCCCGTTGTCTTGATTTTTACCCTCCTTTTTAGGTACTACGCAAAATTTACATTTTAATCGGCAACCCCGTTGACTAAAACCAATACTCTGTTTGAATTTCGGATATATTGAGTAATCAAAAAATTCATAAGATCCACCCGTTATATCCTCAATAGTCATTGTCGATTTAGTGCCTGTACCTCCAACAATAGCTTGTGGAAACTCCTGTAAAAATCTCTCTAGTTTAGGCTTAGTCCATTGGAATATCGCAGAACCATAAACAACATCATATTCAGGTTCAAATAACTCACGCTCCCATGATTTACTAAAATACACATCATCGCCTTGTGCTTTATGCCAATGAGACAACTTCATCAAAGCAATATTAGGAAGCGATCCATCTAGTTGTGTAATTCTTATTCTCGGCATTTCTCTTCCATCGCATTCAAATAAAACCACAAATCTATGACCTCTTCCTTACAGCTTTGTATTTTCTGCTCCAAGGTCATGCGTGCCAAGCCCCTGCTCCCATCGGGATTATGTTCCCGAATACCCGCCAAAAACTTCTCACGGGCCTCTGTCGCAAACCGTGCGAGTGCCTGCTCCAATATTTCTTTGTCCGTTTTAACTGTCACTGCTCGCTTTTGCCTCAATCACTTCGCTAAATAAATCACAGCATCGTTTTTTTAATTCCGCATTCTCGCGTTCTAATTTCTGAAGCGTTTTTTTTAACTGCTTATTCTCCTCTGTTAATCGCCCTACCCATTGGGGCCAACTCTCTATCTTCTTACCCGTTGATTTGTAAATATTCATTCTGGTGTAAATTCTATGATGTCATCATCCAGCCATTCCTCGATTGCCTCAACTGCCGCACTTGCCAATTCTTCAACATCCAAATCTGATTCATCAAACCAGCGGTTTAAGAGCTTTTTCGCTTCCACTTTATACTGCTTTTTTGCCTCTTCTTCGCTCATTATTAAACTTTAACTCTGATTTAGCGGTTGGCATCTTACGCTGAATGTCCGTGCGGTATGTATTTTTCGGACAATCAGGATCTCGCTCACCCTTTCGGAAGCGTAATTCGCAATTTGCCCAAAACTTTCGCCATCCACGGTTGATCTCTTCCGGGCTAATAAAAGGACAATATAAATAATCCATGTCATCCATCGCAATGTAGAGCAATCCTTCCCCGCCGAGTGTCGCGGAGGTGATCATGTTTGCCTAGCGCCGTGAAGCCCACAGGAAGGATTGCTCTTAAATTTGTTGCCATAAAGTTTTCCACGCTATTTCTGCGGTTTGTGGGACTATCCACATTTACCTGACCACTTCCCACATATCCCTATCCAAATGCTTCACCCGCACATTCTCCCCAAGCTTCAAATAATTACCGGGCTTACTGCGGAATTTACCATGCGAGCCATCCTCAAACTCAATCAACCGCAAAAACCTATTCTTAGGCACCCCGTATATCTTCGCTTCCCGCTCACCACTCTCAATATCCTCCGTATCCTGCTCCACGGATTCTATCATCTCGTCAACTTCCGCTAAATCCTGCTCAATCCGTAATTCATCCTCCAATTCCTCCAGTTTAGCCACCATCCTCTTGCTGAACCTCTTCAGGCTAAACGCCATCCGCGCGGTACTCGCTTTTACCCCAAGCATCTCCGCAAATGCCTTTTTCGTAAGGCCATGCAGTTCCAGTATTTTCCCCGCCCTTTCTGTATCCACCCGTCACCTATTGTATTTTTATGATTGACCTGTCAATACTTTTGTATAAAAAAACACTATGCGTAATAACAAGACCGTTAAGGCTCTGCGTCAGGATCTTAAAAACGATGTTATTGAATCAGCCGCTAAAATAGCTATGAAAAAAGCAAGTGCCACCAATGAAGCCCGTAAGCTTCAGGAAAAGGCAAATTCCCCCACAAGGAAACAAAAGGAGATTCATAACTTCACCCGCCACTTCCTACGCTACAAACTCGAAATGTCCGAGCAGGAATATTTAAACGCAGTTTCCAATAAATTATCCTCCATTGTCGCGGATAATCTCAATCTTATCCATGAAAAACTAGACCAAATACCGCCGCAGAACCTCGCCTACACCCTTTCCGTACTCTTTGACAAACTAATGACCATAAACGGCAGACCCACCAACATAACCGCATCCGCGAATGTTAAACTGGGCACATCTGATATGACTCCCGATAAAGTTAGATCCATTCTCAAAGGCGCAAAACAAGCCACAGACTCCCTTCCCAAGGAAGCTTCCACTGATAAGGTCATAGAGGTGACCGATGAAGCGTAAAGGCTCGCTGTACGAGCAAATATTCTTTACCGAAGCTCTTGCCCGTAATCTCGAAGTATTTACCCCGCTGGGCGATTATCTGCCCCAGGATTGTCTCGTCATGAATCAGGCGGGTAAAGTATTCAAAGTGCAAGTAAAAGGCACCAAGGATAAAACAAAGGACTCCGCGCGGGGCGGTCTTGGTCGCTATATGATCACCACCGCAGGAGGTGCCGATAAAAAGATTAATATGGACTGTACGAAAGTCGATATTCTTGCCGCCTATGTCGAAGCCATTCCCATTTGGTATATAATCCCATGCCTGGATGTTAATCAAACCATGCGTATCACCCTCTATCCGCATA